GTGTATCTTACAAACAATACATGAGACAGAGACCCCATAACAAAAAACCATATCCGACCTGGTCTATACGCATGGAAATAGCCATGACGGATAAATCTATTTTAAAATGGGTTCATGAAGTTTTAGGAGTGGGAACAGTTAACCCTAAACGATATAAAACTAAATATACTGTTGGTTGGAAAAAACAATGGCGTTGGCGTTGTCAACACCGAGAAGCTTACTATGTGGCTCGGTTACTATGGCCATATGCCCATGTTAAATTAGATAAAATACAAAAAATTATTGACCATTATTCATCTCACTTAGAAATTATGAATGGTAAAGTTGTGAGCTTAGCGGATTATAAAAAGATTATGAGTTTAGAATGAGAAACCTTTTTGAAACATGTATCGATGTAGGAAGTGGACTAATATTATCTACTGTTATACAACTGTTTATCTTTCCATTTTTTGGATTGTACCCAACTGTTTTAGAGAGCTTTCACATAGCGGTTATATTTACGGCTATAAGTATTTGTAGAAGTTGGTTTTGGAGAACTTTATTTGGGAGAAGAAGATAAATGACCATGTACCACGGACTAGGAATGTTTATACTTGGTATGTTTGCCATCATTATTGGTGGTGTGATTGCTTGGTATATAATTAATAAGGTAGAAAAAAATAATGAAGAAGAACGATAAATACAACTACGTTGACGGAAAACAGCTCATGGAACATGGATCACGGATCTATGATGTAGGAGGGTATAGACTTCCGAGTGTAACTACTATATTAGGCAAGACCAAAGATCAAAAATTTTTAACTGAATGGAAGGCCAAAGTAGGTGAACAACAAGCAGAACGAATCAAGAATTTATCTAGTAAGCGAGGGACTAGTATGCACAAATTCCTCGAGTGCCATATCACGGGAGTTGGGTACGATGATCTTACGGGGCTTGGACAAGAGGCGAAGTCCATGGCCGAAAAAGTTATTGAAGTGGGTCTTGCGCCAGTGGAAGAATATTACGGCTCGGAAGTTACGATGTATTATCCTGGGCTATATGCTGGGTCTACTGACTTGGTTTGTAGTCACAATGGTAAAGACGCAATTGTAGATTTTAAACAATCTAACAGACCCAAGAGAGAAGATTGGATAGAAGATTACTTCATGCAGATTGCAGCATACGCCATGGCTCATGATTATGTTTATAATTCTGCAATTGAAAAGGGAGTTATAATGATCTGTACTCCAGATCTTTACTATCAAGAATTTGTCGTTGAAGGGGCAGAACTAAGGCGATGGAAACACAAATTTCTTAAAAGACTTGATATGTATAACGAAATAAAGTTTGATGAGAAAGAACAAGCAAAAGTAGATATAAAAAAGGAGGATTTTGATGAACGAAAGACTACTTAAAGTAATGAGATCTAGATATAATGCCGAGATCGAAGATGCTATGTACAAAATTAAATGTTATAGTGAACATGAGCTTGTGATACCTGAACACCCAGATATTACGCTAGAAATAGACAAATTATTAGAGAAAATGGCTCAAGCAGAGGAGAAATTGGCAGTAATTGATTTACATTACGGCAAAAAAGAGGCAGAAAAAACTGTTCTATAGTATTCTGTAGTGAAATAAAAAAAAATATTTTTTTTCTTAGGAAATAAAGTGTCCAAGTGTACTTTTGATCGTTTTTCAGCATAAAATATAGCGTTTTATGGTACACTTTTTGGTACACTTTTTATTTTTAGTACACTTTTTAATGTACTATCAAATTTCGTTTCACGCGCGCGAATGCATATTTTTATTTTTTTAATCTGTGATATAATCCTATACATGCCTAGGAAAAGAAGAAAAGCTGTTGCCTTAAACGAAACTCCCGATATACCTTATCCGAAAGTCCGAGTGGAGTGGATCGATTGTGTAAGTGATTCGGGCTGGGCTACTGAAAAAGAGTTTGATAGAATGAGATTAGCTATGCCAGTAAACGAAGGTTGGCTATATTCTAAGGACAAACACTCGATTAAATTATTTGCATCTTATGATAAAGATGACGATGGTTTTAGTTTTGGAGATAGAACTATGATTCCTCGGGCTTGGGTAAAGAAGATTCAGAAGATTTAACTTCAAATGACTCACCTTCGACAGTTTTCGCTGTTAAAAGCGGTTCGTAATCTGACAGAATTTGTTTCATTTTATTTTCTAGCTCTGCTTCTGATAGGTCCTCTAACTTTCCTGTTTTTATTATTTTCCGGTCTATGTATAATCCTGCAGCTTTCCCTCGGTTTGCTTCGGCATTTACCGCAGAGGAAAAACTCCCTTTTTTCAAAGCTGCTTCTCTCAATCGAGCAAGTTCTGCAACGTGTCCCTCGTAAGTAACTTCATGTTTCTTTAATCTTTCTTCTTTTAGTTCACCAATATATTTCACTACAAGTGGAGATAGTTTAGGATTGCAAAGCTCAGATCCCTCTTGCCTTGCTCTTTTAGGAGAATAACCCGCCTTAATTGCTGCCTCTGATTGCGTTAATGCTCCGCTTTCATCACCGAAAACTAATAGTTCAGCAAATCTTTGTTGCATTTCTGTTAATCTTTTTGGTACACCCATAATTGACTTTTTAAGGTAACCCTCCTATATTGTCAACTATGAAAGTTTATGGAAGAGGACCACATGATTTAGAGGAAAGAATAGATCATTTAAAAAAACAAAAAGCTACACTACAAGGGACTATTGATGGTTATAAAATGTTAATTGATGAACAAAAGAAAGAAATTTGGGAGTTAAAACAAATAGCTCACGAGAACGAAAAAAATAAAAACTTAGTTGAAGGGTATAAAAGAATAATAAAGGATCTGTCGAAAAATGTTCGTTAAACACTTACAAGAATACTTAGATAAATTTACTGAAGGACCAAACGGAAGACGAGGAAATGCCGTGAGCCATGCCAGAATATACATTGCAACGCCAAGCGGTTATCTAGAAGAAATAAGAAGAATTGAAGTTCATGAAAGTAATAAACCTGGCGACAACTCTCTAAGAGTTGTTTTAAAACCTAACAAAGAAGAAAAATTAATATTACCCCAAGGGTATGTAAAAGATTACTAAAGGCGTAGCATGTAACACTACTACGCCTTTAGACTCATTTAAAGAGGGAGATCTAGTTCGTTTTTTTCCTTTCTCCATTGTTCAAACTCCTTTTTGTCTTCTTCCTCTTTACTCCATTGAGTTTGTAAAACCTTTGTAACAGTATCTCTTATCTGTTTAAGACCTTCTTCGGTATCAACCAAAGTTATTATTGTTTTAATTAACTGCAATTTGTCTTTCTCCATTTTTTACCTCCTTTCTACTTATAAAAATTAGTTTATCATCAAAAGCATTTGGATCGTAAATAGCCAACTTATCATCATCTTCGTTGTAACGAATATGAAACGCCCAACCTTGATCGACCATGTACGACATCTTCGGATCTTTTTTAATATGTTTAATAAAATTACTTAATTTAAATTCTTCACAATAAACTGTAAGAACCTTATGTTGCATTGAGAGCTTTCCTTGAGGAAAGATTATAAAACCAACTTTGTTTGGTTTTAGATCTGTAAATTTTTCTACATAAGCACATGTAAAGTCTTTGCACCCTTTTGGTCTTTCATCATAGATCTTACAACCCACACTAATATTACATTCTTTACACCATGAAAAAGATTCTTTCTTTTCTTTAAAATAATTTATTTCTGGTAACTTACAACAAAGACTACAATCTTCGCATTTTCTCATTAGTAAGTCACCTCTACCCATAACTCCTTGTCTTCAATTATTGTTATGCTTTGTTTTTGTTCTTTTGTTAGACCTTCATCTATAACTTCGTTTATCATTAAAGTTTTACAATAGTCTAAACCTTTTAAATTTGATTTTACTGTGTATCTATTCTTTCTATAATCTTCGAAATCCACACAACCTTTATTTCTAAGTTTGTATAATTCAATTCTAATATTTAAATCTTGTTGTTCTCTTGTATTACCAAGATCAAATTGTTTCATAGCAACAACTCTCTCTCTAATATCACTAACTAACATTGTTTTAAAAACTCCTAATTGCTTTCTGTCAGCACAAAGAATTGCTAATATATTTTTGCTCAAAATTTTATTGATTGGGTCGTTTGTCTTCGCCCCAATCAAATTAATTATTTCGTTTTTATTATTAAACATCAAATATAGTCCTACACAATCCCAAACATATAACAAGAAAAAAATAAATTTTTTTTCAATTCCTGGTTGTGTTGCATAAATGCAGCATGTTGTAAAAATACAACACTAGAGCTTAAAAACAATCTGAACAATATTCTCTATTTGATTGGCTTTGGTTCCCATATAAATAATTATCGCATTTCTTCGCTTTGCAAATAATTGTGCCTTTCAACATTCTTTTTTTCTTCTCTATGTCTTTCTGCTTTATATAGTCTTCTATGCCCTTGTAGTCTTTAGCTTTCATTCTTCCTCACTTTCTAATTGTTCAATTAAGTTATCAAGACAATCATCAATAGTTGTTTCTGTGCCTTCATTGTCTTTTGGTAAATTACCAAATTTATGAAACTTTGCTTGTCTTTTAATATCATATAAATCACATAATAAATCTGATATATCCATATTAATACCCCAACCAATCTTTAAGATCTTTTAATTTATAAACTTTTTTCTTTCCTAATGTTTTAAAAAAGTTGTCTAACTCATCTAAGTTTCCATGTTGCTTGATTATGAAAACTGCTCTTTTAAGTGTTATTGTTATTGGTTCCATTATTCTTCCTCACTTTCTGTTGTTTCAACTATATCTGATTTATCAAATTCTAAATTATCAGATATACCATTTCTAGTTATTGTAATTGTAGTATTATCCCACTCATCTTCTGAAATGACCACACCTTTTATATCAACGATATATTCTTTTGCCATTTTTCTTTTTCCTTTCTAACTTTAATTTATATTTATTATAATATACGCCACCTACACAACTCAAGATATTTTTCAAAGTCTGTTCCATGAGCCTTTTTACATTATCTTGAGTTGGTAAATTCTTTTTCATAGTCTTTTTTTAATGTAATCTCTTGCCGTATAATCTAATTTAGACATAACCTTTTCAAAAATGTAATCTCTAAACTTTCTTAGATCTTCGGTCATACATGTTTCTTTCTCATGTCTTTTCATTACATATTTAGCATTTTCAATATCTTCATCATCTCCAAATCTCATTGCAATTATAACAATGTTTTCTGTATGATAATTTTGATCCGTGTTGTATTCGATCCAATCGTATAAATCGAAAATACTCATATTTTTTATTCTGCTTTCTTTCATTGGTATTTCTTCGTACATTTTATTTTATCCTTTCTTTTCCCCAAATTATTTCTTTATCTTGTTTTTCATACCAACCATGGGGATATATTGGTTGATCTGAAGAAGTTCTTTCCATTTGCCTATCATACATCATAGAGTCTAATTTTTTTTCATTATACATATTAGAAACATAATCAAAAGTTTCATTAATTTTATCTATGACAACTTTTTTCCCTCGATAGCCATTTCTTTGAGTATTAAAACAATCAAAATCCTCTGTTGGATTGTTTTCAAAAAAATCTAAAAAATCAAAATAATTTAATTTAGATAATTTATTTATTAATTGTTTATATGTAAGATTAAAATTTTCTCCCATAATATAAACATTCACTCTTATTTGTGTCATTTTCTATCCTTTCTATAATTTATTTATTATTTTTGGTAAATATTTTCTTGCCTTAACATCTCCTTGATCTTCAAAATCTTGTCCGTATCCAAGTTCCATTTCTCTATGGTAAACATCATCAAGACAATCTTTCAAAAATTTGTGTTCTTGTTCTGTTAGTTTTACTGTTTTCATTTTTTATCCTTTCTATTTTCTATCCTTTATAATCCTATAAATAGTTTTATCAAGCATTATTTTTAAACACAACATCTTGTGTTTTTTTATTTTCTCGGTTCAAAATCCTTGATAACATAATCAAAGTTTATTTTAGACTTGTCAACATTAGGTATTTTGACATTTAACTTTTTATATGCCGATAATAAGTCCTTATCCACATTTTTTCGTTGAATATGTAAACCTAATATATCAACAACCTCAAAACACTCTTCAGTTGTCAAAGTTATCTTATGTTTCATTTTTTCTCCTTTCTATTTATTAAGCAACTCTTAATCTTTTTAATGTTTCTGCATCTTGTTTTGAAATTTCAGAAATTGAATGAACACTAATTGCATTCATTTCCCAATTATCCCAAAAAACATTTGTCTTCAATCCATTACTATTCTTTTTGGATAAATTCCAAAATTTTTTGCAATATTGATATTCTGTCATTTCTTTATCGAAAATATATTGATCGCTATGTTCATAATCTCCGATAGTCATTTCAAACTTAACTAATATATTTTTTGCCATTTTCTTTTTCTCCTTTCATTTTTTCTAATTGTTTTAATCCATTTTCAAATGGTGAAATAAAAGTTTCATTCTGTTCCCCTTCTTTATTATAAATGCCAAAAATACATTTTGTATTTTTATCTTTTGGAACATCATATTCAACATCTTCATCAAATGGATTAATTGATACTGATAATTTATTATTCAAAACATAGTCAACATGGAAACAACCACCTCCACTATGAACAACACATAAATTATATTTTTTAACTAATTGAGGAAATCTATCATTAAGATCTCCAATTAAACTTTTAAAATGTTCTTCAAATGTCATTTTATTTTATCCTTTCTTTTTATATAGGTTGTCAAAAGCATTAAAAAGACAATCACAAAAATATTGATAGTTTTTACCTTTCATGCAAATTGATATTTTTTCATAATGTTTGACTACTTGTCTTTTAGAAAAAAACTGTTCCCAAGTGTCCTCCTCATAATGAAAAAGACCTTTTGTCCTTTTCACTAAAAAACTAGCAAATCGATTAATTTGTTTTTTGTTCATTTGTATTTATCCTTTCTATTGGTTCATTTCTTTTTGTAATGCTGATTTTACTAATTCATGATTTTCAGTATAACCACCATCAATCAAAGCAGTTCGAACTGCTTTATTGTCCTTGTTATGTG